CAGCTCTATAAGTTATGTAACGTTTAAAGACACTTGGAAGATCTTCAAAGGCATACAGGGTGATTAAGTCAAGGTAGTACGTACCTGTAAATACATCAGTATGATCTACTAAATCATATAATCTTCCGCCACGTTGTACAACATCTGTTGTTCTATTTTTTAAACCATCATTGATATCATATCTTAATGCATTAGATGGTACTGTTATATACCCATCAGCATCAGGTTCTGTTTCAATATGGTATTCAGTATTAAAATGCCAGCCTTCATTCTGTACATCTTTATTTACTTCTGTTAGTATATTATATATTACACTTACTTCAGGGTTCTCATAGTTCAAAGTAGTTACTGGAGATTGACCAATGCTACCCAGAATTGAGTTCACAGCGGATAGTTCGGTATCGGTGTCAGTTGTCG